CCCTGAGTTTATTGCGTTGGTCGGCCCTACTTTTGTTCCGTTACAAGCTGAACTTAAGAGGGTTTGGGGTTCTCATTTTCCTATTTTGTTTTCTAGTGGTAGTACGATGTTAAGCTGTGCTCAACATCTTAACCCTGAAGATGAAATTTTTGAAAATGATGTTTCTAGTTATGATGCAAGTATTTGTGAAGATCTTGGTGAGCTGGAAATTTGGTTGGCGCAAAAATTTGGAGCTTATCGTGCTGTTCTTGATTTAATGCGAGCTAACTTGAAAACCCATGGTTACACCTCAACTGGGATAAAATACAAAGTCAACGGAACTCGTAAATCCGGTGACCCTTATACCTCGTTTTTTAATTCGATTTTGAACGGGTTGATGCATATATTTTGTTTTGTTGAGGGTGGTAACAACCTTAGCGACATTTTGGGTAGTGTCAAAATGTTAGTCCAAGGTGATGATAATTTGTTGTCGTATGGTCGCCACTTGTTGCCTAGGTGGCAATCTTTACTTGAACTGGGGTTCAAGTGCGATAACATTGTACGGAAAAATTATTCGGAGGCCGAATTTTGTTCAAATATTTTGTATCCTACAGGAAGAGGGTATTGTTTTGGACCTAAGTTAGGCCGTGTGGTTTCAAAGTTGGGTTGTTTTCAGCAACCCCCTTTGAAAATACCATTTAAGTCTATCTTGAGTGGTATGGCCATTGGTATGGAGGCTTTTTCAACCTACATACCTTGTTTTCGGATTTTTCAAAAATTGCTTATCCGCCTTTCCGAAGGTGTAATACCGTTTTTTTTAAAAAACGAAGATTGGCGGATGAATGCTTTATGTTGTCCATTTTCTTATGAAGCTTGGTCAGTGTCTGAAAAAAGATATTATCTTGATCCAGATAATGCTGACCTACTTTCTTTTAAAATGGAATATTTAACCTTAGGTTCAATTATAGACGAGGGTGTCATTGAGCTCCTTTTTGATAGGGAGTTTTCTACTACTAATCTCATCTATAATTAATTTCCTTTGGTATTTATGGTGGGCCACCGTACGGCCTAGGTTTTAAAAAGACCACGGAAGTGATGCCTCCGTGTTTTGATTGTTCTTAAGTGAAAAGCTGTCTGAGAGGTCGCACGGTACTGCGTGCGGACGTGCGACTTATCAGTGTTATGAGCGTGAGATGTGGAAGTCAATATCGCTCTGGATCTTAATAGCCATCATTAAAATAAATCGATAGACCGTAACTTAACCACTCGCGTATCCTCGTTGTAGTGTTGTATAGGCTCCTGGAGTAGTCTTATCAACAACATGTAACAATGAGTTGAAAAAGCGGGTAGCAAATCCTTAGGTGAAATATGTTACGGTCATGAATCTGAATTAGGTTTTCTAAAAATGTGTGCAAAAAAAAAA